CTCGGTTTCCCCATCAATGATAAGAAACGCCTGAGAGGTTGATGTGGTTGAAACTGTGGCTAACACCAACTCCGTCATACGAACACCCTCCTCTCGCCCGTGTGTCTCATTCTCGCCTTGTTGACTGACACGTCGATCTGGTAGCCTGTCTCTTCGTAGAGCCCGTCAATCAGATCCGTTGCCAACTGTACGGTGTCCCCGTACTCATGGCCGCCCTCTGCCAGTGTCTCGAAGTTGACCGTCTCGGTCGTCTGCATTGAGTTCAGCAGTTGGGCGTCGATATAGGCCTCGAGTTCATCCTGTGAGGCCATGTTATTCAGCCTGTACACCCGCGCAACGCGGTAGCCGCGCCGATAGATCGACAGGATTGACGTCGGGTCATTGTTCTCCCGAGTGTAGACTGTCGGCTCTGTCTGTGGGTTTGAGATCACGCCGATCAGGACGTTCGGCTTCTCGTAGATGTCCGTGTCCCGTTCGATTGTGCCGAGCAGTTTGAATGTCGACCGATCACGATAAACGAAGTCCGCCGTGGTCTTGTTGGCTTTCCGCGTCAGGATGACGTAGCCGTTGGCGTCGGTGTGCACCGGGTTGTAGTTGATCTCCTCGAGGAGTGAGTTGATGATCTCGAGGTAGGTCGTGCCGACTGCAAACTCCCGGCTGATCTGCATCGTGGCAGTATTTGCGTCTGCGAGTATGTTGCCGAAACCGCACTCTGTCAGCAGGTTCTCGATCGCTGTGATGTAGCTCGTGCCTGCTGCGTAGAATTTCCGAGACGTCAGAGCCGCCTGCTTGAGCAGCATGGTCTCGTCATAGGCCTCGAGGTTGTAATAGTTCCCTGTCTCGCTCAGTGTCTCCGGTGCCGCGATGATCATGAACTTGCCCAGAGGAGTCTCCACCCCGTCCCGGATCAGGACAGGGCGGAGTCGATCGGTGAACATGTCGAACGTGAACGTGCTCGTCTCGTAAATGGTATTCCAGAATGACCAGGTGCCATTGAAATATCTGGATCCATCGAAGTAGATCCAGTCTCTGACCTTTTGCGTGATCTCTGTCATGTCGTAGCGGTCAGCGTAGAGGTTGACCTGCATGCCGCGCATGACCTCGGCCTTGGCGTCAAACTTGATGCTGACGGACTTGCACAGGAGCAGGCCGATCGGGATGTCATTCCGAATTATCTCGAGTCTGAAGTCAATCATAGGCCGCTGTCTCCGTGTGCCTGGTAACCTGCAACTCTGCCGTGGTCTCGTTGCCATACCTGGACTCGACGCGTCCCACAGAGGTCACTGCGCACCAGTCACCATTGCCGAACATGTCGGCATAGAAAACGGTCTGCCCGAGCAGGTTCTCAGCGTCGACGTAGTCCTTGAAGACCACCGTGAAACGTGCCTCTTTCATCTTGGCAAAATGGTGCTCCGGAGTGCTTGCCCCGATGAACTCCGCCGTATCGAATACTGCATTGACCTGCTTCGATACGCCGACCGGAGAGCCGAGTCTGTGGTTGACTTCAAACACTTCCCCGGACTCGGTGATGACCATGTTGCTCTTGACCTCGATGTTGACCGTCTGGGTGCTCATCGCGTCATAGTCTTCAGAAGTGACAGCGACCACCGTGTAAGTCGTCGGCCCAGATGCGAACCTATCAACATAACGGCCATTGACCGCCCTGCCGATCAGGATGCCGTTCCGCTTGATGTAGTATGTGCCAACTGCCGGGACTGTGGTGATCTCAATCAGAGCGCCGTCGTCTGTCGATGTGACTGTAAAGGTTGGCGCCGTCACCACGTTCGGCACAGTGCAGTCAATTTCAGCCCAGTCTGAGGCTCTTCCGTATTCGTTGTAAATCCTAACGCGGACTACATACGAACCGGTCACAAGATACTCCTGTGCTCGATACTCGGCCCCGCTTGAGTACACCGCGCTGCTGTCTTCCAACACTTCACCATTCTGCAAAATCTGCACCTGGTAGGCGATCTGGTTGCTCGCCGCCCACGTGATGACAGGCCGACCCGTTGCGCTGATCGATGTGATCGTCGGAGCCTCTGGCGGGACGTTATTGATGAATGAAGCCACCGCGCTCCACGCACTCGCCGCGTTGTCCTGGTTGTATCCCCTGACGCGCCAGTAGACCGTTCCAGAGGCGTCTATATCGCTCATGTACGATGTGGCGGTAGTTTCCACATGATTCAATAAATTCGTCCATGTAGAGCCGTCTGTGGACGTCTGGAGGTCAACCGCCTTCTGCGCTGTGCCTGTGCTGATTGAATAATTCCATTTGAACGTCGCTGTGCCGTAGACGACCTCGTTGATCGGGCTGATCAGCGTCACGGTAGGAATTGCGTCTTCGGTTGAAATAGTCCCGACTGACGACTGAATTGATGAGTTATTATCAAGTATCGACTTGGCGTAAATCTGATACTGTGAAGCGCCTGAAAAGGTATTTGCAGGAACTGTGATAGAGTTTGCTGTGGTAAATGCCCTTGACGAATACGAAGATCCTCCACTTAGGCGATAATAAAATGTCGAACTTGTAATCGTATACTGCATGAGCAACCCGCTTACCGAACTGCGCGACACAGTAAAGGTTTTGCTCTTCTGAGGGTCAACAAAACCGCTCTGCGGTGACAGCGTAAGAGTCGGCAGAGTGCTCGAAGCCGTGTATGTCAGTTTTAGGGTGCACGAAGTGAAATAAAAGCTGTCATAATACCCCGTAATAGTCGCGGCAACTATGACATAAAACTTTTGGGCCGGTAAATCTGTGATGGACGCCACTCTCTCATGCTGAATGTAATCATCGCCCATCCATGCCTCTTTCGAGATTATCTTTCCGTCATTGTATAGTGTGTCACCGACGGAAATCCCTCTTGTGTATACCGGGCTACTTTCGTATGGCTGCCTACACGTCACAAGTACGTTTCTTTCAGACCCTGCCAGAATTATCTGGTTATCACTGACCAGCACATGCTTCACACTGCTCGGGAGGTTAAACTCGACATATACATAATCGTTGGAGGTGCCCGTCTCGTTTACACGAGGATATTTTTTGGCCGGGTTTTTCGCTGTGACTACCCCGTTGGAAACCTGGTAGTAATTGCTAGGCGTCAATGTGATTGTTGCCATCAGTACCCGCCTCCCATCCTAGTCGTCAATTGTGCCTGCCTCTGGATCTCCAGAAGATCCTCCAGGTCGTTGATGTGGTCGACGTTGACCGTCATGTTCCAACTGGCATCATCGCGCCAGCCATTCGCCGCCGCGTTGGCCTTGCTCCATGAGTAGTCGGATTCTTTGACCCAGTAGGTCGACGCACCGCTCGGGTCTTTGATCGTCTGCACTTCCCCGGAGTTCATCCAGTTCGCCGCCTGAGTCGCAGAGATGGAACGCATCCCTGCCCCTGTGGTACTGCTGAAATAATTGTCGTATTCCTTGTTAAGTTTGTTCTGCTTGATCGTCTTGATCAGCGCGATCACCCCGACAGCCGCCGCCGCGATGGCCGCAAGCACTGGCAGGATGGTCGACAGTGATGCGACTGCTGTGGCCGCTCCGGTTGTGATCCCGGAGATCAGGCTCGGCAGTTCCACCGCATGCGCGACTTTCAGCGCCGCGTTGATGTCATTGAACAGTTTCAAGCCTCCGCTCACCATGCTCAACACAGGGCTCAGCACCGCACCGAAGGCCATGACCGAAGTGATCAGCGTCAGAGTGTCGCTGTCCATGTTGGCGATGAACTCGAGAACCTTGCCGCCGATCTCCACAAGTTTCTCCATGGCTGGCAGGAAGTTCTCGGCCAGTGTGGCGCCGCTTTCCAAGAAAGCCGCCTGTGCCTTGGCCTTCAACTGGTCGAGCGCGTCGTTGAACTGGTTGGCAGAGTCCAGAGCGTCCTGTGAGAGGATCAGCCCGGCATCTTCTGCCTCCTGCCCGAAGGCTCGAAGTGCTTCGCCACCGTCGTCGATGAGCCCGGCCAGTTCGTTCGCAGACTTGCCAAACAGAGACATCGCCAGGGTGTCGCGGTCGGTCTCGTTTTCGACCTTTGACAGTGCGTCTATGGTCTCATAAAAGATGTCCGTGACATTCCTGGTATTGCCGTTGGCATCTGTGAGAGAGATGCCAAGATCTGCAAAAGCAGAGTTATTGGAAGCGATCTGCTTCGTCAGTTTTGCCGCCGCTCCGGTGATGGTCTCCATAGAGACATCGATCCGATCGGCTGCATACTGCATTTTCTGGAGTTCTGCCGTAGTGAACCCTGTCTGTTTCGCCAGGGTGTTAAGATCGTCCGCAGTCTGTCCTGCTTTGACTGCGAGACCTACCAAACCGGTAAGCCCTGCAGCTGCAACCGCACTCAACCCGCGAGTCTTCTCCGCGAGTTCACCGGTCTTGTTGGCAAGATCCGACAACGCTGTCGGCATCTGCTTCAGTTCGTCCCGGTATCGTTTGAGGCTCTGGGTTGTTGCTTCTATATCCCGCTTCAGCGCCTCCTGCTGTTTGAGAGCCGCGTCAGAGCCGTCGCTCTTAGCCACTAACTGCTTCAGCGCCTCCTGCTCCTCCTTGAGTTTCTGCTCCGTGTCTTTGATGGCGCTGCTCAGGAGTTTCTGCTTCTGCGCGAGGAGTTCCGTGTTCTTCGGGTCTAGTTTCAGCAGACGGTTCACGTCATTCAGTTCCGTCTGCGTTGTTTTCAGTCTTTTCTCGACATCCTGCAACGCATCCGTCAGTTGGATCGTGTTTGCGCCGATGTCGATCGTAATGCCTTTAATTCGGTTTGCCGCCATGCGCACCTCCTACCACTTGGCCACATCTTCGGCGGTGGCCAGTTCTGGGTATTCAATCGAGTCGTTTGCCTGTTCGACAAACATGTCGAGGATCATGCCCACGTCCAACTGATCGAGGTCAGACATGGACAGCCCCAACTTCACACAACGCAAAAGAAAGAGGGCTGTTGTCAGTCCTCTCTCAGTTAGTCGTTGTTTTTTTTTGACTCCTCCATCGGAGCCACTGAGCCGACCCAGAGCGCGATGAGTTCGGGCATGACTTCGTACACGCTGAACGTGTCAAAGCCGTCGAGCCATTCGTCCGGATCGTCTGGAATTGATGGGTCTGCCTGTTTCGCCATTGTGTAGGCCAAAGACTCGAATATTTCGAGCGTGTCGACGTCCATTTCGCCGATCTGCGCCGCCTTGACCAACTTCTGAGCGTCCACCATCAGATCCCGATGGAACAGGTGGCGGTATCTCCGAAGAGTGCCCGCCGTACTGGCAAATTTAACCTTTTTGCCGCTGATGGTGATGGTCTTCTCCATGTTTCTCTCTCCTTATACTACTGCTTTGTTGGCACTGCCTGGAACCAGTTCGCATAAGCGGCACTGGTGGATTCACAGGAGGCCTTTACAAGATGGTCGCTGACTCTCGGCATGGCTGTCAGGTTCAGCGTGTCATGCTGAGGTGTGACAGTTGCCTCTCTGGTGCTCCCTGCGATGGAAGGCCGGGACGCTGTGCATCTCAGCAGGCAACCGCGTTTACCTGTGACTGTCGGGTCACCGTTCACTTCGAACTGGAACATGAGGGCGAACTCGACGACCGGGCTGTCAGCATTCTCCCAGAGGACGTCAGCCGTGTCTTCTTCTTCACCAAGGACATCCTTCCGGAAGTCATCGCTGAGTTCTTCAAGTTCCAGACTGCCCGAATATCCATTATTTGTGTCCATATGGAACCACAGGATATTATCGGCATATTCGTCGACAGCCTCGCCCTGCTGGTCAAGAGTCATAGCAACCGCACCGGGCAGTGCCTTCGGTGTGCCGTATGTGATAGCGCCGCCTGTGCCTGCCGTTGCCACTGCATAGTAAACATTGGACAGGCCGTATTTAATTCTAGCCATTTAGGCATACCTCGCTTTCATAAAGTACTTCATACATCTCTTCACTGTCGAGGAAGGTCTCGGTCTTCTCCCAGACAAGCCCCATGGCTGTCAGAGCGCCCTCCATCCTTGCCTCGTCAGCAAATGACTTGATTGGTGTGTAGAGTTCAACATTGAGCGCGGTGATCTTGCCATAGTTGACATTATCGGCAGGATCATCTGAGCGGCTGGGGTAGTAGTACACGACATACGGCAGATCCGGGGCTTGGCTGATTGGCCACTGGTAATATGTCAGCGGGAAACCTGCCGCCGCAAGTCCTGCCTTGATTTCTTCATATGTCACAGTTTGCTCACCCCTTCCGTGATCCTTCTCTCAAATGCCTCCTGTGCTTCACGGTTCACGCCTTCAATGTGTGGGAAGGCTCTCGTCCTTCCTCCGTTTTGCTTGGCGTGCCCGAACTCCAAGAGATGCGTCAGGCGGTAGTTGGTTTTGTTGTAGACATGTGCTTCGACTTTGATCCTACCCTTGTCCAGCCTTGCCCGCCATCCGCGTCTGTAGTCGCCGCTTCGGTTTTCAAAGTCTCCGGTGCTGTTCTTCCTCAGATCAGCCCGCGAGTCCTTGCTGACATCATCCGCCGCCTGTGTCACCACTTCGATCACATCCGCACCATACTCCTCGAGTATCGCGTTCATGGTCTTTGTGAAGTCTTTCGGCTTGATGTTCATGCTTTGCCCTCGCGTCTTTCCGCGTACAGTTCTATCGTGTCATTCTTGGCGTGATACGTTCTGTATATCATGTACCGCCTGTCCTTGAACTGACAGATCTCTTCGCCCTGATAATCTGGCTCGAACATCGTAAAACGATACTCGGGGTTAAGTCCGTTTCTGCCGCCTTCTGACCACTCGCTGAGGGATACGCTTGAGACATCACAGTAGACGTCTCGCGTGGTCTCTGTCGGGATCTGTCGGCCATATTCGTCAGAGGTGTACGTCTGCGCGATAAGCGTCAGGATGTTTGATCTGTCCATACAGTCCACCCCGTCGCCATGCTCATCTGAGCCTTCTGCTCGTCATAGGATCGCTTGAGGCGATCATACTCATCGGGCTCGCCGAAATTCATCTTGCAGTACGTGATGATCGCCCGAATAGTGAGCGGATCAGTCAGCACTACCTTTTCACCGTCTGCTCCCGCAATGCCGAGGTCTGACAGCCCCGCATTGATCAGGTCGGTCAGCTCATCATCGAAGGCCTGGGTGGTTATTCTCAGCGCCATTCTGACCTTGTTCAGAATCTCGTCCATCGCTTCCCCCTTTTTTTTACTTTTTT